AAATGGGCACTGGTGAGGCGGTCGAACTGGTGGAACAGCTACTAGGAGGGGGCGATGGCAGCACGGGGAAAATTGCTACCAGCAACTAAGAAGGCCAAGGTTCTGGCCATTGCAAGGGCAGCATTTGGCCTGCGGTCTTTTACCTTCGAGGCATTGGCGGTCGAGTGCTGGAAAAGGAATCCAAAAGATTTTGGCCTTAAGGGATTTGACCTCCCGGACGTGCGGAAGGTCGCGGTTTGTGTGATGGGCAGACGTGGGTTGGTTTCTCTCGGTGTAATGCAGCAGTGGGACCATACGAAGCGGTATCAGTGTATTTAAGGAGCAGGCATGGTGACAGCAGCAGTAGGGCGGGCGATGGTCGAAAAGGCCAACGAATGGCGGACCGAATGCCTTGCGAGAGCGTACAACGCGGGATCGGATGCGAGATTGGCGGGAGAGACAAAAGACGATAACCCTTACACCGATCCAGACATGCGCAAAAAATGGCTGGAAGGTTGGGACGACGTTGCCACCTGGTGGGGGATCGACGCAAGGTGGCCGATTAAACCCCTGCCATTTGTGATCAGGAGGCAGGGATGAGTCAATCCGAGCTGGTGGACATTGACGGTGATTGGCTGATCTGCTCGCCACGGGAGCCACGATTCGCGGAGTACGGGAAGACTTCAAAGGTGGAGATCATGTCCAACTGGGAAGAAATCAAGGCGGCACCGCGAAGGGCACAAGCAGTCCATGCAAAGTATTTCGACGCGGAATGCCCGCCGATACCCGATCTGGTGGTCACCAGGGCAACTGGCCTCCTGACCTTGCTGGAATCCCGGCGAAAGCTGCCTCCAACGTGTGTAACCGGGACGGTGGATGCGACGGTTGCTGTAGAGTGGCACAGGCTTCCGGATGATGACCGGAACCTGCAATTTATCAGCATCGACGTTTATCCGGATGAATATGAAGTCTGCGTGATTTACTGCCAGCCTGCCCCGAAAAAAGGCAAACCATGGCAGGACAAGAAGCCGACTGAGTTGTACAGGATCACGAACCTGGAAGAGTTTTTAAAGGTGGCGACAGATGACAACGGAAATTGAACTAATCGCGGAGATGGCTGATTTTATTTATACGACGGTCCCTACTTGTTTTTGCCATGCACGCCATTGCAGCAAATGCGAAACCTGGGAGCGGGCGAAAAAGTTGGTTGATACTGCCGGAGTGTTCGCAGATTTAAAAACTCCTCGTGGCTCCGGCGGCAAGAAACCACCGCAAGGCGGCTCAAGTACAGCACCGCCATGGCCTCCGCAGGATACGCCACCAAAGAAAAAGGTTTGCCGTTTTTTTTATCGCGGCGAAGGCAAACCTGATCCAGTGCCGGACGATGCTTTCAGCGATAGCATCTCTTGGCAGGGTGGACCCGAAACTTGTAGATCGATGGTTAATTTTGAAGTAAAGGAGACAAATATGTCCGACACCCACCAGCAACTACCATGGCAACCGGGACCAGCTAAGGGAGGATCTGTACCACAGGTGCAGCATGATACCTATGTGGTAGCTGAGACTAGCCGGGAGCCTCAAATAGTCCATTTTTATGGTGATCGTTGGGATACTGAAGGCGGGGAAATTTTTGATGCCTGTTGGGAGGAAGTGGATAGATGGTTGATCCTACAGTAATACCAGGCCTGCCATGGCAACCGGGGCCAGCGTCTCGTTAGCAAGTGAGGGGGTGAGGGGTGGATCTTAAATTAGGCGATGTTGTTTTCGTGCAAACTGTAACAAAAGATTGGGTTGGGCGTGTAGTCAAAATACCGAATCCGTATACCGTAACACCCTGAAAAATTGACCAAATGCGAGTTTTGCAAAGAAACTTTTGCTTTTTAATCGCTTTAAACTGTTGTATTTCCCGCAGTACCATTTGAAGCTTTACTATGCACAAAATGTTATGGTGCAGCTTTTCTATGTGCTTTGCTGGATAGACTTACAAAACAAAAAACCAGGATAAAATGACAAACGTTAATTACAATCCCAACAATGTGTCTGGTGAAGCAATGAATTATATTTACCAGGTTCTTAGGTCGATGCCGGTTGACCTGCTTTTGGAACTGTGGTCAAAAGCAGATCCGTATAAACCGGAAGGAATGCTGTTGAGATACCAAATCAGTTACACGATTGAATGTTTAGTTTCCAACAAATGGATACCAGAGTTTTAGAGGATTTGAAATGGATTGAAACCACCATATGGAAGCTAATTCCGTGTAGTTCTTATGCGAAAAAAGAAACGGGTTTCAAAACTTATCACACCCGCCAACTTGCAGAAATCGCCCTCGCTGAGGGACTAAATCGCAAAGGGGTCGTGGTAGAAATGCAGCCATTGAGGTAATAGACCGAAATGGCGAATCAATCGAAGCCGACGTTAAAAAAATCTGCTTGGTATCAGGCGTTGCTAAAATTTACATAGATGGTCAGATACGGAGAGTCTGCCACAAGGCACCGATCAAGATTGTTGCAACGACTTTCTTTGTGCTTGATTGGGGTTTGAAATTTTCAAGAAAAAGTCCAAGAATGAAATTTATCGAAATTGAATCTGCCTTTGAGCAAATTGCCCGTTCCCATTCCACCCAATTACACTCCGATGATGAACCTGAATAGCAAACAACTGAAATTCGTGCAGGGAGTCCTGAAAGGGCTATCCCATACGGATGCCTATCGGCAAGCAGGGTATAAGGTTAAGAGCGATGAATCGGCACGTTCGGCGGCATACCAGATATTGACAAATATTGACGTCCAAAAGGCTATCGAAGCAGGCCGAGCGAAGATGCAGGAGAAAGCGGAGATCAACGCGGCATGGGTGCTGGATCGGTTGGTGAGGAACGCAAACCGGGCAGCACAAGCAGAACCAATTACCGACGCGCAGGGCAATCCTACCGGGCAGTACACCTACCAGGGCAACGTCGTGAACAAGTCGCTGGAACTGATCGGTAAACAGATCGGCATGTTTAGACCAGACGCACAGGTCCAGATAAACGCGGGCGGGCAGGTAACTATTTATCTCCCCGAAAAGAAAACTGTTGATGAGTGATCAACAATCAGCACTGATCAGGCCACAGCCACGGCAGGAGATGTTTTTGCAATCTCCGGCTGATATAGCGATTTATGGCGGTGGCGCTGGGGGCGGCAAGTCTTATTCACTGCTCCTGGAACCTCTTTACCACAAGGATAACCCGAATTTTTCGGCGGTGTTCTTTCGTCGGACATCTCCACAGATAACCCTTCCAGGCGGCCTCTGGGACCAATCGACCAAAATCTATCCTCAGACTGGAGCAGTGCCCACGGTAGGCAATCTGAGATGGAAATTCCCTTCAGGATCCACGGTACGATTCTCCCATCTCCAGCATGATAAAAATATCTTTGACTTTCAGGGCAGCGAATTGCCTTTGATCATCTTCGATGAACTCACTCACTTCAGCGCGGACCAGTTTTGGTATTTACTCTCGCGTAATCGGTCGATGTGTGGGGTCAAGCCGTATGTCCGAGCGAGTTGTAACCCGGATGCCGATTCATGGGTCGCAAAGTTGCTGTCGTGGTGGATCGACACGGATGGCGGCCTCCCGATCAATGATCGCGCAGGAAAACTGCGCTGGTTTGTTCGGGTTAATGACCGGCTGGAATGGGCAGATAGCAAAAAAGAACTGGCTGAGAAATACCCTTCTATCCCCGCCAAGAGTCTCACGTTTATACCGGCCAAACTAACCGATAATCCGGCATTGTTGGCGGCTGATCCCGGCTATTTGGCTAACCTGCTTGTCCTTCCCATGGTGGAGCGGGAGCGATTGCTGGGAGGAAACTGGAAAATCCGACCAGCGGCGGGTCTGGTATTTAATCGTGCCTGGTTCCAGATAGTTCCAGTGGCACCATCATATGCAAGGCGACGGGTCCGGGCGTGGGATAAGGCCTCCACTCCCGGCGCTGGAGACTGGACGTGCGGTGTCCTGATCAGCGTGGGAGACGATGGGATCTACTGGATAGAGAGCGTGATACGGGGGCAATGGTCAGCAGCAGAACGGAACCGGATCATCCAGCAGACGGCACAGATGGATGGTCCTGAAACTGAAATATGGATTGAGCAGGAAGGCGGGTCTGGTGGCAAGGAATCAGCGGAAATATCGGTTCGGGAGCTGGTCGGATTCAGCGTTCACACGGATCGCGTGACAGGGGACAAACTGACGCGGGCCAGACCGTTCGCGGCACAGTGCGAGGCGGGCAACGTGCGGATCGTGGCGGGGGAATGGAACGATGCCTATCTTGATGAACTTCACGGATTCCCTGAACGGAAAAGCGACGATCAGGTGGACGCTAGCAGTCTCGGATTTAACAAGTTAGCGAATGCTTTCAGGGGAATCTGGAGTCCGGAACCGAGCCCGGGAACAAGTAACCGTTCGACCGTGCTATCCTCCATTCCATCCGATGCAGGCTTTGCCATGCCAAACGAGGGCAGCTTCTACAAGAAATGGTAGTTTTGCTGGATACTGAATGAACCCATTAAACTCCCCGGACCTAAAACCGGAGAGACGCTATGGGCCTCTATGACTGGCTGAAGCCTGATTCCTCGACAAACAAGCCAAAAAGCTCTGAAAACCTGATAACCTGGTTACGCAACAAATTCGGGGGATACCCCGGATCGACTGCCATTTTACTGGATCAAAAGAATCCATCGGGGCAGGTTCAATCCCTCACCACCGAGCAAGTGTCGTCGGGACCGCAAGGGATAACCATCCCTTGGTATCCTCCCTATCTTTCGTACCTGGATCAGCAGCAGGGTTATAGCCCTGAAATGCAGCAGGCCTTTCGCTTGATGATGGCTGATTCAAACGTGAAGGCAGCGGTTACAACGCAGATTCTCGGAGTCGCGGCGCTCGACCTTCAGATCACTCCAGTTTCCAAAAGCTACAGAGACGGAGAGATTGCAAACTTTACGAAATATGTCTTTTCCGAATGTCTTGAAGGTGGATTAGCCGGATTAGTTTGGAACATCTTTTCCGGTGGCATGATCGACGGCTACAGTCTGAACGAAAAGATCATCGGAGTTGATCAATCCGGCGACTGGGCAGGCAAGATCGTGCTGGAGCAACTGAAGCCAAAAGACGTCGGGAACGATGTTGTTATTTTGACAGATCGATTCCGGAATATCGTCGGGATTCAAGGCCTGCGGTACAACGCGGGAGAAGAGTACGACCCGGCCCGGTTTGTGATATTCAGATACCAGCCTCTCTACGATTCCCCGGTTGGCCAGTCAGCATTGAGGGCGGCTTATCGTCCTTGGTGGTGCATGAGGATGGCCAATACGCTCAGGACCGTCATGCTGGAGCGCAGAGCCACGCCTATCGTGATGGGCACCTATACCAATGGCGGGCAGAAGGCGACGCTAGACGCAGCGCTGGGGGCATTGAGCAGCCGGAATTGGCTATCGGTTCCGGAGTCTGTTCGTGTCGAAGTCTTAAACGTCGCGGGTACTGCGGATGAAGTTTTTGCTAGTGCAATCAAAGACTACAAACATGAGATTTTCCTTGCAATCCAGGCGGCCAGCCTTCCCAACATCGAAGGGCAGGTAAGCGACGGGCGAGGCAATACCAAGGTCCAGCAAGGACAAGCCGATTTGTTCAAGTGGTATCTGAGTCAATCCCTTCTCTCGATCCTGAATGACCGGAAGACAGGTCTCATCAGGGACATCGTAGACCTGAACTACGTCACCCCACACTATCCCAAAGCCAGTTTGTCAGCGGTGGATCAGGAAGAAGTAGCAGCAGAGCTACGGAACTATTACACCGGCTGGGAGATGGGCCTCGATTTCTCCAAGGCTGAGTTGTATGAGAAATTCGGGTGGAAACCGCCAACCAGCAAAGAGGATTGCTTACCGGGCAAACCTGCAGCCGGAGCGGGTGGCGCTGGTGGTCCACAGCCTCCCGATGATGGTAGCCCACAGCCTCCGGATGATCAGGGAGACCAGCAAGGGCAACAGGATCAGGGCGATTCCTTCAGTGCGTACCGGTCTCAGGAGGTGGCCGGGAATGCCGGGTTTCCCATCTCCAAGGAATGGATGGACTGGATTCGCAGAAGAGGAAAAGCGACACGAAGCTGATACCCCGGCGCTGAGGGAATTGGAAAAGGATCTGGACCTTGCAATCGCGGTCCTTGGATCGGTCTCGATCACGGCGGTTTACCGGTTCATGGATATGAACCAGGCGGATCGGGTTTCCCACCGCAACGTGTTCAAACCTGATGAGGTCAAGGCGCTGGCTGACCTATTGGCGTTTGTCATGGGATCAGCAGAGGAATACGGCAAACACGCCCTTTATCAGCAGATCAGCGAATACCTTGCAGGACTGCCAGCAGAGGAACCACCACAACCGAAACAGGATCATAATCTCCTGCTTCCCTTTGCCATTGCGCTGGCGATCCATACGGGAGAAACCATCCGCAAAAAGGTAATGAAGAAACTGGAAGCGGTTCAGGAGGAAGAATCCGGACAAGCCCCTGAGGTAGCAGCAGGCCAGACAACGGGATTGATCGGGAAACAGGCTACAGGATTATCCGACAAGTTGAAAGCGGAGATTGTCAAAATATTGGGCATTACTCCCGACAATCCGAGCTATCTGGATCAGGTTGTTGGCAACACCATGCACGACCGATTCCGCAAGGGGTTTGATGAGGTCCGGAAGTTGTTCGCCACGGAATTTCCGGCATGGCAATGGATTACCACGATGGACGGACGACAAAGGCCAGCACATGGAGCGAGGCACCGCAACTACTACCCGTCGACAAGGACCTTTAGGGATGTGCGAGACATTCCGGAATACGACGGCCATGGTTGCAGATGTAAAACAAAAATCATTTCAAAAGCCCAGTGGAATGAGTTGCAGGCACAAGGCGCGACATTCGCGGCGAATTGAGGGAGCCATGAGTCTACACCGATTCACTGATCTTGAACTCTACGCAGAACTGGAACGATTTTGCGGCGGGAAGGGGTCACGCAGACCGGGGCCATGTCCCGGGACTCGCAGGAAATCCGGCCCCCCTCCTCTGCCAGCATCAGCGCATCGCAGGCAACCACCACCATTGCCCAACCAGCGGAAGCCGGGACCACCTCCCTTACCAAGGAAGGCAGTTCCTCCACCATTGCCAAGCCAGAGAGATCATACCTTCAGGCCAGCACCAGCGAAGCCCGCCAACATCACGGCGAGGCAGGCTCTGACCAATGACCATAAGGCATTGCAGGGGAAGATAGCTGCGATCATCCAGAGCAATAAGGGCCTGAGTCAGGCTCACCAGCAGCACTACGCAAGCGAGATGGGAGCAGTGATAAAAGCCATGCCGAAAGCGGCGGCGGCGCTGGTAACCAAGAACCTGGCTCACGCCCAGTTTTACGGATCCTCCAAGGATATACCGCAAGGCATGGTCAACACCACGAAGGAATTGATTCAGGCAGTTAAACAGAAGCACCCGGAGTTATCCGGAGAGATTGATCAAGCTTTCAACCTGGAAGGCGTGATGAAGGGATTGCGGCCCAACATGGCGGCGGGTTTTATCCCGATGGCAATGTCCATCCACGTCAACGGCGGGGCACCTGGATTGCCCGCCAGAGGGGTTTATGCCCATGAGTTAGGCCATTTGATCGACCATGCACTTGGCAACGTGTCTAAAGGCCAGCTATGGGCCAAGATTCATGGGAGGGAGATTAATCGGGGGAACAAGCTGTCAGCCTACGGGAGGAAGGCGCCTACCGAGGGATTTGCGGAGTTTACAAGGATGGTTTACGCGAGCAATATTCCTCACGCGGATATTGAGCGGGCATTCCCACAGGCTACAGCCTATTTCAAGAAGCTGAACCTATGGCCAGAGGCTGGCAGGCAACGGAAACTGAAGGGCGAAAAGATCCTGCCTGAGATCTTTGATAAGCGGGTTCAACTCGGTCTAGATGGCAGTCATATGGATATGAGCGTAGCACGGCGAAAACCTTCGATTCACGGTTAAAAACTATTCAGAGGATAAAAAATGAACATGTCCAATTTTTCCGATCACGAATTGTACGCGGAGTTGGAAAAGTTTTGTGGAGGAAAGGGTAGTAAGCGTCCCGGTCCTTGTCCAACCAAGCACGCCCACAATGCGCACATCGTCTACCGGGAAATCACCTACTTCAGTGACACGGCGTTATACAACGAGCTGGAGCGATTTTGCGGTGGCAAGGGGAGCAAACGACCGGGACCATGCCCGACGAAGTACCACCACAACGCGCATATCGTGACGGAGCATAACTTGGCAGGAGCGAAGGCGAGGCTGGAGATTGCCAAGAAAAAGGGAGTAGGGATCGAGGCGGCACAAGCCGAGCATGATCAGGCCTTGCAGAACCACACGAACGCGCTGGCGATAGCACACCAGGCGGGCTACACCCACACCGGGCAGGCACTCAGCGCGGCACAGGCGATAAAGCGGTACGGCAAGCTGACACCAGCGAGCAAGCCCGTAGAAAAACCCGTTGCACCAGAACCATCGCCGGTACAGAAGCCAGAGGATAATAGCAAAGATCCCCACGAATTAACTCAAAAGGAGTTTTACAATCATCCTCGTGATTGGGATTTTGTCCAGAAGTTGAAAGGATTGCCGGCAATACCTAGTCATCCTGAAGACGTTGAAGCAGAACAAAAACTTAACGACGCTAAACGAAAAGCCGAAGAATCTGGATTGAATCATTACGATCTAGATGGATTGAATCCACCTCCAAAAACAAAAGCAAAACAAAAATTGATTGACGATTACAAAAAAGCAAAATCGGAATATGGAGATGTAAGCGACAAATATCGCCGATCTTATCAAGATCAGTTACATAAATCCGCTGTTGAAAAAGCACTTGCTGATGGTAAGCATGTCCATGATCGTGTCCTGAAAGACTATCCCGACCTCGCGGCCAAGCATGACATAACCCCATCCACCGCAACCCCGGCGCAGACTGGGAAGGGGGAGAAAAATTCCGCAACAAGTGTTGACAATCCGTCAACAGCAAGTTACAATCCTGATAGTGGTACGAAAACTGACACTGTTGGGGAGAAGCTGAAAATGGACCTTTCAAAAGTACACAAAGAAGCAGACGGAATGACTGCAAAAATGAGTCTTTCCGGTAGCGGCGGTTTGCAGATTACAGTAATAGGGCCAGATGGAAAGCCTAACACGAGAACATCGGAAACTTCTCAGCCTGTTTCCGATGATATGGCTAAACGTCTCAAAAGCATGGGCCGAAACCCGGAAGATTATCGACGGATAGGTGATATGACGGTTCGCAAGTCTATTGCCGATTTTAACGATTCTGCACTTGCTAGCCATCAAGAAGAAAAGGCTGCTGAATTTACCAAAAATGTTCCTGGGTTAAATGAGTTGCAAAAAGCCCACAGTGATCACGAACAATACCAGTTTAAATGGGTCAAGGCTATGGGTAACGAATCCCAGGATGGTTCATTTATGCCCAAACAGCCGGAAAGCAACATTGCCGAACTTTCAGCAAAATACCCAAGGGCTGCACTGTATTTGAAAGCTGAGCGAATGTTACATGAAGCCGGTGGATCGATGAATACTGACAAATATCGTGCTGCCAAAGAAGCTATGGAAACATTACGCTCAGGTGGAAAAATTGAAGATGCTCAAAAGGAGTTGAGTGATTATCAATCCGGCGGATCAATGTGGAACTAAGGAAGGTGTCACAATGAAAATTTTCTGGCAAATAAGCACCCGCGAAACTCATCTTGTAATTGAAGACGAACAACAACAAAAATGGTTGGTGCCAATCAGCCCGCAAGGGTGGCTGAGGAAAACAAAATTTAAGGGCAGGGAAAACGTTTTAGAACCATTCACGCCAGAAGGGGCAACAGGCATGATGCTTGCCTGTCTTGCCTGTGTCGGCTACAAAAAAGCTATTGACCGATCTATATTTTCCTCTCGCCTCATTGAAGCCATCGACCGCGCCGGCCTGTCAGGCACTGCATTAGCCGAAACCAGCGGGCTAACCCGGCAATCTATCCACTTGCTCTTGCAAGGCGATAGAGAGCCAACGCTAGACACGGCAAGCAAGCTGGCAACCGCGCTGAACGTGTCGATAGACTGGCTTGCAGGCAACCAGTAACCCCTCCCCTCCCCTCCCACGAAGCCGGGCCGATATGGTCCGGCTTTTTTTTCAATTTGCATCGACCGAATATTTTTTTGCAGAATCGCCCGTCATGCAAAATACATTCTTTTTCCGTGAAGGCGGCGACGGCGGTTCCATCCTCCGGGATGTGGAAGTCTTTGCATCCGGTACACACCGGGGCAAGAGCTACACCCCTGACGATCTGGACCAGATTGTCGCCAATTTCGACTTGCATTCCTCTGGCGAGACACCCCGGTTTTCCGTGCCGATGGCGGTACCAAGGCTGATGCCTGGTGCGCCAGCGGTGTTAGGGCATGAGGAAGAGCAGAAGATCCTATCCGGCTCAGACCTGCCCGCGGCAGGCTGGCCAGTGCGATTGTGGCACGACCGCGAGGAAGGCAAGTTGATGGCCGATATTGGCGGAGTTGCTCCCGTCGTGGCCAATGCAATCAGAGCAAAAAGATACAAGAAAGTTTCAGCGGAGATCTACGATCAGCCCCCGGAAGGCGTTCCCGGTGAAGGAAAGATGCTTCGCCGAATTAGTTTCCTTGGTGCTGATGTGCCACAGGTCAAAACTCTCGCAGACCTGCCAATGCCTGAAGAGATGGAAAGCCACTCCGAGCAATTTGCCTTCACTCAACCTTTTACTTTCAAATGCGTCGACTTAGTTCCGACTCCCGGAATGCCGGGGTGCTACACCTGTTTTTTCGAGGGTGATGAAAACATGAACCGTGATGAAATGATCGACCAGCTACAGAGTATGGGCGTTGATACTTCCATGATGGACGAAGTTCCAGACGCTGCACTGGCTGAGATTTTACGAGCCTGTCAGAGCTATTCTGACGGCCAAAAGCAAATGTACGACGAATCCATGCCGATGGATGGAGACCTGCCAGACGCTTCCAGTGATGAGGAAGCCCAGACCTACGCGGACAAATGGCGGCGCTGGGGAGAGAGGGCAAGAGAAGGCCTTCGAAAATATTGCGGAGTCGGTGACGGCTCTACCACCAACATGCAGACACCAGGAGACGACAATATGAGTCACAACTATTCCGAATCGGTCCTTACCAGCCTGATTGAAAGCAAGCTGGAACAGGCTATTAATCGCAAGATCAAGCCCAGTATTGAATCCTTTGAGAAATACCGGGAAGAGACCCTGTTAGCAGACAAGCAAAACATGGTCCGCAAGTTCTTCGAGAGGAACGGCCCCACCGGTTCTCGCAAGCTGTCAGCGGCTGACTGCGACGAAGGATCTCCCTTCAGTGAAATCTCTGTAGCGCTGCGAAACGCGAAGGACAACACGGTCGTTCACAAGTTCTCTGAGAAGGGCAAGGAAGTTGCCCTGACGGAACTGGATTGCCAGCTGAAGCGGCTGGAAACCAGAGTCCCGATGAAGTTTGGCGAGGTGACACGCTCCAGCACAGGCGGGGCTAACGGCGATGCCGGGACTGAAGGGGAAACCGTGGTTCGTGCTTACTTCGAGCGGTTCACCGAATCGGCTCGCGCTGCTGGTTATTCCACAGCGGATGAGATGGTTGAAACCCTCAAGACTGCCAGCCCGCGAGACCGGGAAGAACTGATCAGCGGCTACAGGAAAATCCTCAACGGTTAATTCCCGTTGATCCATACCAGAAACAGAAATCTCTAATACGAAGGAACCAATAATGCCGAATCCAACGCAGATGGTGAACAGTTACAGCAAAAAATGGGATGACACCAAGAAGAAAATGCTCTTCCCACAGGTTGCGGATAGCTACTATCCCAACGAGATGATCGGCAGGCGAGTCAGTGATAGCCTTGCCTATCATTTTGACGATTCTGTCCCCATGTTCTTCCAAGGATTCTTCGAGGGGCCACAATGGAAGCCAACTACAGACCTGCCTGCTACCGGGTTTGTTAGGGAGGTGAACCGGCCTTCCGAGTTCTCCATGCCTCTGGCCTCTGGAACCGCAAGCCGTGTCACTGACCTGAATAAGCCGGTCTATGCTGTCACCTCGGGAACCGTGACGTTGGATCCTCTGTCTACCACGAATGCCAACCTGGTTGGCTATGTGTCGGACGTGGTGGTTTCCGATCCTGCTATCCTGACTGGAAGCAACGTCTTTATCCGGCCTGCTTACTGGGGCGCTGGCCACTTTACCAGCCTTGCCATGATGCTGGCGCCAGCAACAGGCGGGGCAACGTACGGCGTGGAAGTCCTAAATAAGACCATCAAGGTTCCTAACACTGCTGCTGAAACCCTGACCTTGCCAGCGGTCTCCCTGACTGCTGCCAATGACCGGATTACTTTTGTAAAGACCACCAGTGCAGCCTTTTCGGTGACGATCACTCCGAACGGTACGGATACGATCAACGGCACCAACACCTCCATCGTGATTCCTGCTGTCCAGTACGCACGTCTGGAACTGGTTTCCGACGGTACTCAGTGGATTGTGTTTGGGATCACAAACGGTTCCAACGGCCTCCTGACCATTCCTCCTGGATCGACTCCGCAGGCACTGGTAACAGGCAATACCATCACTCTTCCTTCTGGCTCCAGCAAGCTCCTCAGCGCTGCTGCTGCTGTCACCGGTGCTATCCTGACTCCCGGCACGACAGACGGCCAGATTCTTTCCCTGATCAACACCAGCGCCAACAGCATTACCTTTGCTGCCTCTGGTACCAGCAACGTGGCAGACGGTACGTCGGCGGTAATCGCTGCCAATACCAGGATGATCCTTGAATGGTCCGCTACTCAGTCTCTCTGGTATCACGGTAACTAAATTTCTCAAGCAAAATGGCCGTGGGGGTAGCTCCCCTTTACGTTCACCCCGGACGCACGGCCAGAAAAACTCCACGGGGGAAAAACCACGCGGCGGGGGGCGTGCGTGGAGCAGATTAGTGAATATTGATGCTTTTAGCGTGATGATGAAACAAGCTTTCATCCAAGGTTCTTTGAGGGTTCCAGCCAAACAGCCACCATGGCAGCAATTTACCATGGAAATGGCGAGCGATGCCCGTATCGAAGATATGGCATGGCTGACCCCGACACCCGGTATCCAGCGATACCAGGGCTACCGTCGTTACAACACAGTGGATATGGGCCAGTATATCATTGTGAACAATGAATACGATGCTGGCATTCGTGTACCACTGCGAAACATCCTTGACGACAAGGTTGGCGGCTACAAGATTGCGTTCAGCGATCTCGGCCTGAAGGCCAAGATGTATCCGGGCGTCAACGTATTGCAACAGTTGAACCTAGGTACAACCACCGTTTGTTACGATGGTAGCTACTTCTTCAGCAATACTCACAATCAGGGCGGCGGTACTGCTGGCTCCGCCTTGCCTTCCCCATTCAATACCGGCACCAGCGGCTTGAACCTGCTGAATTACACCAGCGGCAACGTCAACGATGGCTTGACCTACAAAGCCATTTTCATGTTGACTTACAACACGATCAAGCCAATGGGGTTCCAGTGGCGAATGGCACCAAAACTGGGCACCAATAGCGGGAGTCCTGAGAGTGAGGAAAACAAGGAAGTCCGGTTCTGGGTTGACCTGGAACTGGCCAGCTTCTACGGCTGGTGGCAGGATGCAATCCTCGTCAACATCACCAACACTCCAAACATCACGGACATGCAAGTGATTGTGGATCAAGTAAAGAAGCAATTCCGCTCCTTTACACTTCCGCAAACTGCATCGACCGATCCACCGCTCTACACCCATCAGGACGTGATTTTCGGGGCAGACGTGGGAATTTGCGTTTGTTCGACCGGTCTGGAACAGCTCCTCTATCACCTCCTGAATGAAGAAAAGATTGGCGTAAGTGTTGCAGGGTCTACCAGCGGGTTCACCAACAACATTTACAAGGGCAATTACGGACTGGTGGCGTCTGGTTATCTCAACAGCGCTGCCGGTACTTAATTGTCGGCCTGATTCATGTGTCCGGGGATTCCGGTCTCCGGGCACATTTCCCAAACAACACTAACGGGGTATCCATGAGCAAGCTAGGACAATGCGATAGTTGTGGCGGTTCTTTGGCCGTCAAGACAGAGATTCAGCGGACCGGCGAGACAACCGGCTACACTCCCGACGGCCTCCCGATCAGGGCCATTGCCCGCGATCCGGATGGAGTGGCGATTCATCGGAGCTACGTTGCCTGCCTGAATTGTGGCAAGCCGAATGAACATCATCCATTCCAAAAGAATCTGGACGAAGCAGAGAAAACCCGGCAGGAAACAAGGGCAAAAGCAGCAAAAGCAATAGCGGCGGCTCCTGTCGTGCTGACGAATACCAGCATGTTTGAAAACATCAGCAAGGTTATTGAAATCCTGCAAAAACAGGTTGCGGAACTCAGCCAGAATCAGGAAGTCCTGCTGGCCGAACTGTCAGCCCTGAAGCCGAACAACAACAAGGGGAAAACACATGCCAGCAAGTAGTTGGGCTATCCCTACCTTCTCTCCCGGCCTGTTCCTGACGGATAGTCAGAATGCAACCGTAGGATCCACAGCGGTCGCGCTGGGAACAGCTACAAGCCTTTGCAGCGCTGTCCTGATCCAGTCCAGCAACAGCAACAGCGGGACGGTCTACGTTGGCACTAAAACCGGCCAGCACTTTGAATTGACTACCGGGCAGGCGGTGACAATCCCCTGCCAGAACCTGGGGCAGGTTTATTTGCGGTATCCAACGGGCGGCGGGGTCGTGAATTACCTCTCACTGGGAACCTGATATGAAACTCAAACTGCAATTGGTTTCAGCCAATTCGCCAAACCTGTCGGATTACTCCTTTGGTGGGATCAACACTCAAGGGGCTACACCGACTCCACCACCGCCAACAATATCCAGTCAGCTCGACTTCTCTCAACCAGCCAACATCGTCTTTTTCTCCATGGGGTTTTGATAAATGGCATACACTCCCTACCAGATCAAGGACAACGCAGCCAGCACGTTTTATGTGCAAACCAGCACTTTTGGCGGCAATGGTGGCACTACGACTACCGGAATAGTGAACGTATTTGACCTCGTGGCTGTTGGTGGTACTGCGATTGCAATGGGGCAGCAGACTGCCGCAGCCTCGTTTCCTGTAGTCTTGCCAGCGGCACAAATAACCGCCCTCACTCCACCTAGCACAATATCGGTATCATCGCTCCCCTCTTTGCCGACAGGGACAAATGGAATCGGTAGCGTCACGGTGACAGCGTTGCCATCTCTGCCAACCGGAACCAATACCATTGGCACGGTCAACTTGTCCGCCAGCACAATTACAGCTTTAACGCCTCCGACAACGGTAGGTGTCAACACCAATGCGGATGGATCCCTTGCCGGTGGAGCTGCGGCTACAAAATCATTTGCGGTAGGTGGAATCTACAACACTAGCCTTCCCACGCTGACCAATGGGCAGCAGTCCGCAATTCAGGTGGATTCCAGCGGTAGGATGATTACCGTCCTTGCTGGTGGCACTTCCTCAATTGGTACGGTTACACTAGATACCACCAATAGCGGCTACTTGTCGACCATCTCAACAGCTCAGGGAGCAGGCGGCACAGGTATCAGCCAGCCTACGGGCGGCAGTGGCCTGCTGGGGTGGCTCAGTGGGATTTATAAAGCCATTACTTCCACGTTGACTGTTTCAGGATCGGTCACCGCAAACGCCGGGACAAATCTTAACACCAGCCTGCTAGCGGTGGAAACTGGCGGCAATCTGACCACGCTTGCGGGGGCAGTATCTGGCGGCAAAGTTCAAGCCAACATCACCAACAGTTCCGTTCCCGTGACCGGCACATTCTGGCAGACAACGCAACCGATGACAATGGTCCCGTCAGCCACGAACGGGTTGACTCCTTACCGATCTCTTCCAACAGGGGCGACGAATCAGGATTCAACCGTCATAAAATCATCGGCGGGTACCCTGTTTGGCATTCAGGCCAGTTCAATCGCAACATCAGCGGTTTGGCTCAAGCTATACGACACCGCCACAGCCCCGACCAGTTCCAGCACGCCAATCAAGACAATCCTGATTCCAGCGAATACAACGTCAGCCAACGGAGCGGGCAACAACCTAAACCTGTCGACGATGGGCGTTAAATTCAGCAACGGAATCGCGTTTCGGGTATCCACTGGCATTGCCGATAGCGATGCAACAGCGGTGACAACGGGTCAACTGGCCATTAACTTCGATTATGTTTAAGGTGGCTGATGGCTATTATTTCCGATAATGCTTTGTTTGGGATTGAAAGCGGATTGACTCCGCTGACAATTTTTTCATCTAGCCAACTAAAATTCGGTTTTGCAGCGGATCAGCAGGTGTACACTGATAGCACGTTGTCGACACCTGTCGCAAATGACAGTGATGCTGTCGGCGGAATGCGAGACCTGACAGGTAACGGCAACAATATCATTCAGGCCACTTCTGGCATTCGCCCAACGTGGAAGAAAAACATTTTAAACGGATTGCCTGTTATCAGGTTTAACGGCACAACGAATGCTTTAGCTTCATCAGCATTTGCCGCAAATATTTCTCAACCAGTTGGTTTTTTTGTTATTGCAAGAGCAACTTCAGTTTCCTCTGCCACTGGCATAGCTATGATCGGACCGATTAATGCAACTAATAGAATTTACTGCTACCTCCAAAACTCTGCGGTCGAAATGTATGCAGGCTCGCCGAGTGCAGGAGCAGCCGTTTCCGCTAATACATGGTACGGATTCAATTACTATTACAACACTACGTCAACAGTATCGCGCATTAATGGAGGATCAGATAGCACGCCGTACAATGCCGGGTCTAACGCATTAAGCGGAGTTTCATTCGGTGCAGACGATCAAAATTCATTTTCAAAATTTTGGCCGGGGGACATTCTGGAGGCTTGGTGTGCCGTTAATCCGACCAGCCAACAACGGTCTCAAATGGATACCTATATGCGGTTAAGGAGCGCAGCATGGTAACGCAATACCTTTATCGCCTGATTGCGGTGGTTCCTGCTGCGATGCAGAGCCAATTAAACGCATGGGTCACTGCGAATATCGATCCTGCTCCAGCGGGGCCATGGCTCACCAATGGGCTATCGGCTACGGGTACAGGGACTCCGAGCCACTACTTTTTCGATGCGGGTTTAAATGCGAGCCAGTTTTGTGCCATCGTCGCACAGATTGCTAGCACTGCTGGAGTATCGGTTCCGGCTAATTGGGCTACCATGGCTTTCGCGGATCAAGCGGTCTGGATATCGGCAAACGTCGCGGCAATTAAACAGGCCAGCGGGGTGAGTCTCAACCTGTCGGATAATACAAGCATCTGGACGGATGCGGTGAATTTCTTCGCCCTGCTGGGGTTGAAGCAGATCGGGCAATAAGGAGGAATAACATGGCCTTTCTCACTGACGCACAGGTTTTATCCTCAGTGGCTGATACCTTGAAATATCAGGTCTCAGCCCTGCCCGCCTACTGGTCAAATATCGTCACGCAGCAACACGCGGCGGCCTATCAGTACCTGATTGGGAAACTGCTCTCCAGAGGGTTTACCCTTGCCCAGATCCAGCAATGGGATCAGGGGCCTTACTATGAGATGGAATTATCCAAGTTTTTCATCTTCACGGATGCTGCTGCTGTCGATGCTGTCAGCCTCAACAACGCCAAGCTCCGTGACGTACGCAAGGAACTGGAAACGGTACTGGTCTCTATCGGCGGGGCCTATGTGACTCCTGCTGCCAGTGGCGATGCACCTGGTACAGTCTCTTTCGGTTCAGTGGTTGACACCTATTCCACGATGCAGCCTTACCCGGATAACGACTATCTCAGGCAACAGCAATGGTAGGTTATGGATTTAACCTTGGATCTTGACGAACTGGCAGGCTATTTCGGCTCCATGGCTGATCGGCTCCGGGACGTTGATTTTACCAAGCCATTGCAGACGGCAAAGGGGTTGATCAACGACGATACCAGACAGAATTTTCTTGCTCAGCAAACTCCAGACGGCGAGCCATGGAAAGAACTCAATCCGGTTTACGCTCTCGAAAAGCAGAGGATTATCAGGAGGATTCCCAGACCGCACTATCCGGGGTTTGATGGAATTCTGATCCTTTCTGGCACCATGTTTTCCAGCATCACCGGGGTCGATACCGGTTTTGAGATTGATGAGATGACACGAAAAAGCCTTGAGATCGGGACAACGAAGGTTTACGCGATCTACCACCAGTACGGAACACGCAAGATTCCAAAACGCGAATTTCTTGGCATACGAGGCGGCACCTCTGACCGGATAGCCGACTTTTTCGGAGATCATGTGGTGAGACTGATTTTAGAGGGGGATCAATGACTCTGGGCCTCTCGATCACCGATTTACAGAACGCAACCGGGGCAACTGCCACGATCACTGGCAACGACTCTGACAAGCCTGTTACGGTCTATTGTCAGCAGATCGGCAATACCTCCAGCATGGCCAGCGGGAACTGGGTTCAGAAGGGATTGGGAACGGGAAATCCTGTTTTGTCCTTGTCCCTGCAATCCGGCTACTATTGGGCGTATAGCCTTGGTTCGGTGTCGAATACGCCAACGCTGTCACCGGTGCAGTATTTCGCTGTCACCGATTCCAGCCAGTCAGTAGCGACGCGGTTGATGGCTGAGATCGTCGCCAAGATTGCCAGTCTTTTGATGCCTCTGAATCCCAACCTGCATATCTATTCGATGCTTGTTCCGAATGCAAAGGTAGCGGTTTTGCCGTGCATTTTTGTGACGCTGGAAGGTCAGCAAGAGACCGTAGCCGATGCCGTGCTTGGCCGGGATGACGTGATTTATCCATTCAAGATTCAGATCGTCGACCGGAACTCGGAAGACTATGTGACACCGATGCCAACCTATCAGCTATGGCGACAACAGCTACGAAGGGTATTTGAGAAGCAACGGTTTACGACTGTTCCGGAGTCTCAGAGCAACGAAGTAGAGATGATGACCATTGCTCAGTTTTCCGGGGAAAGTTATCAGTTTGTTTCACTGGGAATGCGACTCTTGTGTACCTGCCGGGAAACCCGCGACACCTAACCAGTTTGCCCTGATCGGCACCAAGAAAAGATAATCACGCCAACAAAACAATAGAGGGGAACACGATGACGGCACCAAGCAATCTGGGTGTTTATGGATACGCGAGTCAACTAGGTATCGGAGCCTCCAGCCCTGTTACCAATCGGCTTGATTTTGAGAATGAGAATTTCGGGATTCAAGAACAACTGGTCAACCTCAACGGATTGAGGGGGACGCGAGCGCATGACGTTTCCCGCATTCGTGCGGGTACCAGGGTGGCTCAGGGGTCCATCTCCCTACAGCCCACAGCGGTGGAATGGACTTACCTGCTCCCTTGGATCTTTGGTGGCACTCCCACAGGCACAGGAACCGTCACCTATCCTTTCTCGGATGTGTTGGGGACTCAGGTAGTCGCTATCGACCGAATCAGCAAGGTTTTCACCTATTCCGGTGTTGCGGTGGATCGGGCTACTATTTCCAGTCAGGAGGGAAGCCCTTTACGTCTGAGGCTCGACCTGATCGGACTGGATGAAAGTATCGGCAATGCTGGCACGTTTCCATCCTTGACACTGGACACCACTACCAATCCTTTCCTCTTCTTCGATCTTGCCCTGACCATCGGCGCGAGTCAGCAGTATTTTGCAAAAGACTTTGAGATCACCATTGATAACGCTATCGACAAAAGCAGGTTCTACAACAGCCAGACAATGACCGCGATCTATGCAGAGGACCGAACTGTCACTTTCCGCACACAGCTCGCGTACGGGGCCGCCAACAGCCTTTACAACGCTGGTTCTGATGGCGTGGCAATGAATGCTACTTTCACCTATAACTTGGAAGTTCTAAGTTTCACGGCGGGCAGTCTGGTATTCCCCAGAAAGGCTCCGGCGATTCCCGGCAAGCAGGAAATCATGCTGCCCATCGAAGGTTACTTGATGAAATCCGGGTCCAATCTGGAACTGACAACAACTCTGAAAACGAGTTAATATAATGGCGAACTGTATAACGTGGATTGCCATTTGTGGGGCAATCCTTCTGGTCCTGATTCTCGATTCTTACGACAGGTAGATCCATGGAAAACTTTTTCATCGAAGACGGTTGTACCAAGACAGACATTGTCCCACGAAGGAAGGGACTTCATCCTGAATTTTCCTTCGATTATCGCCTTGCCCTCCCTGAAAAGATCAACAAACATTTCCGACAGGTGAGGCAGAATCCAGACAGTGAGATCAGGCTGGAAAGTGAGTTCATGCTGGATCACCTGATCGCCTGGTCAATCATTGATGGAGACGGGAACAAGATCAAGCCAGACTTGGAGAAGCTCCGCAAGCTCCATCCATCGGCGCGGGTCCACCTGATGAACGCGATATGTGGATTTGCCGAACCAGGTGAGTTGGAGGAGATCCGAAAAAACTAAGATACGGGGTCTGGTTCCTGCTTACCTACCCCGACATGATAGGAAGAACTTGCGAGGCTTGCCGGGAGACGGTTTACGATGACAGTCCGGGCCAGCCTCTTTCCGCGACTCCCTTGATTGACAAGCGCACCTGCCTTCCCATGGTACGGCCACGGAATAGCTCAACTCCATGCGATAGATGCCCGCGAACGGCTCACCTCCCCTTGCCTGATCGGAAGCAGGAAAACGCGATTGAAATCACGGAAACGACCTACAGGATTTACCAGCACTACCAGGAATGCAAGGCTATCGGGGAGTTTTCGGCTGACGGCTTGGTCCGGTCTCACGCGGCTGAGATCAGGCAGATTGAAGACATGGTGGCCGAAAACAAGCAACGTTCTTTGATGCTGTCCTTAGTCACGGGGAAGGGAAATGGCAGATAAGCAAGTCTCCATCAAACTGGATGCCAGTTTAAACGGCAACGCGGCCTCCAGGCTCGACGAATTGGCGGCGAAGGCCAAGACAGCGGCTGACGCTGCCCGCGCCTTACAGGACGTGTATAAGAACCTTTCCGGGCCATTTGGCACCAGAGCCACTGCCCTGCAATCGAAGGCCTCTACAGCGATTCAGGCGGCTCCTATCCCTCTATCGGGAGTCAATCGGGTATCGTCTTTTTACAGCACGAATTCGGCTCCATTGGCGTCTCTTTACAGCAATCCCGTCAAGGATCCTGCCTCAGACAGATTGAGGGAGTCGATAGAAAAACTCCGATACGCCTTGCATGATGCAGCCGGGAAGATTCAGCAATCAAACGCGCCTTCCCCAAACAATCCTTTCAAAAATCCTGAACCGGATAAAAAGAAGAAATCGAAGACGGGGACGGGAAAGAGAGGGTTATTCAATTTTCTTTCCAATGGGTCTTTGGAAGTTTACAACTCGCTGGCGGGTGGTGCTCTTGCAGGGTTTGCCACAAGTCTTGCAACCTATGAAATGAATCGGGCTACAGGCATATCGAATATCTTTCAAAACAGGGATATGCCTGAAAGCCTGAAACGGACGCAGTTGATTGAACAGGCTCCGATTATTGGAAGTCTGTTCAAGAGTTTTGGAGAACTGGTAGACAGCCTGACAGGTTTAACTGAAAAGATCAGACAATCGGAAGTGGAGTTTAATCGGTTTACGAATCAACTCCAGATCTACCGGGAAGCCAGAGTGATGGCTCTTCCGAAAATTCAGGAAGAGGAACGGATAGCGGCGACGGTTCAGTCTTATCAGGGTTATCCTATTGGAATCATTGGCAATGCTCCGACTCCGGGAAACCAGTATGAAATCAATCGGTTTCAACAGAGGGAATCCCTGTTGCAACAGCAGGAGCAAGCACAGAGGGAGAGATACAAAGCCGGGGAGATGAATCGGAACGCTGATCAACGGATTCAGCAGTCAGAGGCGGCGATCAAGGCGGCTGAAGCAAAAATTCAGCAAGGGAAAGCCTTGGAAACTCAGGTTCAGGCAAGGGAAAAATTTGGTATCAGAACGCCTGGTATTTCGGGGAATGGGGCCAGCCTACCCGCTGAACTTCTGGGAGGATCTTTAGAAACCTATCTTGAAAACAAATCTTTGAATCATGCCCGACAAATGGCCTTGCGAATGCAGGAGCAAGGCATGTTGGAAAAGGCAAGAGCGCAGGACGAACTACGGCAAGCAAGGGAAGAGAAGCTGGCAGCGGCCCGGGCCATGGTTCAGGCGGGCGGCATGGAACGACAAGCCGGTCTCGGTCTGTTGCGGGAGGAATATCAGGACACAGCAAGCAAGGAAGCCAGACTGACAAATCAGTATCAGACGTTCGGGGGAATGCTTCCCGGAACTCGCGGCGCGGCTATTCAGGCTTTCAAACAGACCAACCGGCTGGGCTATGAATCTCTTGGTCAGTATCAGCGTGGCCTGATCAAATCTCTCAGGCCTGAGTTTGCTCGCAAGCAGGAAGAAAAGCTCGGACTACGATACTCGAAGGAATTTGAGGAAATCCGGCGACTGGCTCCGGAACAAAACGACGACTTGAGAAGCCTTCAGGAACTCCGGGAAACTCAGGTGAACCTATCGCAGCAACTGGGAGTAGCTGTCACGCTGGACGCACAAAAAACGGCAGAAGAAACCGCCAAGCTATTGGGGCCATTGATTAAGCAGATCTTGATCACCATTGCTGAAACCAGCGTGGCCAAGATCGAACTGGATGAAGTCAAGAGAAAGCAGGCCATGGGAGGGGCGGCTGGTCGATAGAAGGGAAACCTATCTTAGGTTTTCCTCAACGTCAATCAGCCAACTCATGAGGTCACTGAAGACGAAAAACATGGTGGAAGCAAACGCGCTGAAGCAAAGGTTTAAAAGATTGTATACGATAAATAGGTCATAATTGGGCATTATGGCAGATTGCAAAATTTGAAAGGACATCATGAAGAAAATGGGAATAAAGACTAACGAAAGGATTCCAAGAATAAGGAAGACTACTTTGGCAAGCCTGAAAAAGACATATCTTTCTTTCTTGCTCTTCTTCAGGACCGGTTCAACGTCGTAGTCTTCAGACAGATCCTCAAAGTCGTTCCGTGCCATGGTCTACCCTCTTTTTGCCTCCAACTGGAACCCGGAATTATTGTATCAACTATGCAGATGGTATACGGAAATTACACCTGGTCCGTCTCGAACAGCGCGGAAATCCGGCTCAGTACGCAATCAAAATTCGATGCGGCTGGAGTTCCGTATATCATGAATTGCCGTGTCGATGTGTCGGGTAGCCTGATCACGAATGGCCAGCAGGACGCAGACAATCAGACGAATGCCCTGATCGGGGCCTTGTCCCTTCAGTTTCAAGATTTTGTGGTGCTGCTCGACGACGGCACAAGCTCCAGCATCAGGCTCAGGAATTACGACTCCATAGGGGGCGTGAAGATCACGTCCGGACCGTCTTTCCCCAACGGGAAAGGGGCTGAAGCTGTGACGTATCGGACCTATCAATTTACGGTCGAAGCTGAATACCCTCACCCTGCTCTGCCTCTCCTGCCTCCGTTGGGCGGGGCCTATGTGGGTGGCTACGGCGGCGGCGGGTTTGCGGGGGCCGGATTTGTCCGGAATCCATTCGGCGCTCTGGGAGGTGGTGGAACGGCTCTTGGAATCCCTGAGAATCCCAATCCAGCGGTATTGCCCTCCACCAATGTGATTGCAGAGATCGGCCACATTTCAACAGGCGACAAGACAAGCTCTCTGCCCGGTGGCATGACTCCGGGATATTTCAATGGGCTGGTAATTACCGAATTCCGCGAGACGGTGACAACCAGCGGCGGCGGGCCGGTTTATATCTACCTGCCCAACCTGAACGGGCCTCCACAGCGGCAATTGATCTATCCGGTTAGCGTGGGAACTGCGAGTCAATCCGGCATGGCGGTTGGATTTCAGGACTGGCCTGCTCCCCCTGCTCCCCTCTGGCCGAATTTGCTCAAGACGGTTCCTCCACGAATCACACGTCGGGAACCAAAACGAGTGGGACTCAGTTATCAGGATTTTGCGATTGAATGGAACTACGATTATGAGGCTCCGGGGCCGCTTGTTGGCGCTCCGCATTGGTGGCCGGGATAAGGGGAATAGACGATGGCGACAAACTTATGGCGGGGCGATGCGGCGGCGGTGGCTCAGGTGGTTTCCCTGACACCAGCAAGCCCTATTCCGGGAGACAAGTTCAGTGTCACCATCAACGGAAAAACCGTCTCTTACACTACCACAGCGGCCACAACGTCGGATGTGGTTCAGGGTCTATCGTCCGCATTGCAGGCCAGCACGATTGCCGAATTTCTTGAAATCTCATGGTACAACAACTCGAACTCCTATGTCCAAGCAGCAGCCACGACAGCGGGAGTCCCTTTCACCTTGTCGGCCTCGGTTACACCTGCCTCCCTTGCTGTTCCGGTTATCGCTGGCATTTCAGGATCTACAGGCGGTTCACTGGTCAGTGGAACCACCTATTACTACAAGATGACCGCGACGAACGCAGCAGGCGAGACAACCCCATCGGCTCAATTCAGCTACACGCCAAGCGGGTCAAATCTGGTGGCAAACCTGAGTTGGACGGCTGTACCAGGTGCAACGGGATACAAGATCTACCGGTCTACCACCAGCGGCACTTTCGGGGCCTCCAGCCTGCTCACTACCTTGATCTATGGATCCTCGGTGGGCTATCAGGACACAGGCACCAGCACCAGCACAGGAACACCGCCAAGCAGCAACACGGCTGTTTCTCCTGTCACTCTCACGGCGGCCACGGTTACGGCGAGCGCTGGGCCTAACGACGTTTCCGTCGCGTCCAACTGGTCGACCGCCTCCCTTCCTGCCAGCGGGGATACGTTGATTCTTGACGGGTCCATTTCATCTAGTTCTCTGCTCTACGGGCTGTCTTCGTTGTCTTCGATCACGCTGGCCAATTTGAACATCTACGGCACGTTTACGGGTACTGTTGGCCTGCCAGACCGGAACACGCTTGGATACTACGAATATCGGCAAAAGTTTCTTCAGATCGGGGCCAGCAGTGTTTCCATCGGGGCCAATGGTGGCAATGGCTCAGGAAGAATCAGGCTCAACCTCGGAACGGTTCAGACCGCTATTTCCTGCTATTCTACCGCCAATTCTCTGGATACGGGCCTGCCTGCCCTTCAGATCCTTGCCACAAATTCAGCCAACACTCTTTACGCCTATCAGGGAACCATTGGCCTTGCATTTCAGGCAGGACAAACCAGCACCTTTGCAACCGTGAATATCAACTATGCCAGCAATCCGGCTACTGATGTGAACCTCTTTGGCGGGGCTGGATTAACCCTTACTACCCTGAACATGTTCGCGGGCAACGCTACGCTTCAGGCAGGAGCTACAACTATTACCGCGAATAACGGTATCTGTTTCGTCCTTGGTTCTGGTAGTGTAACAACCGCTACCCTCGACGGTGGCACCTTGGAATGGTATTCCAGTGGGACCATCACCAATCTGAATATCGGACCATCCGGCACAGCAGACTTCAGCCTTGATTCCCGGCCAAAAACCGTCACCAATTGCACCCTATTCAAGGGATGCACTTTAACCGATCCAAACAAGGTAGTGACGTTCACCAATGGTATCAGCCTGAACCAATGCCGGTTTGGTGAAGTAACCGTGGATCTTGGCGAAAACCGAACCTTTGCACTGACTGCATAATCCTATGGATCGACACCCGCAAGCATTTTGGCCCGGCGCTGTTGCTGTCCGGTCGTGTGTCTACACGATGGGCCACGGTATCACTCCGGGCGTAGCCAGTCTGGAAATCCTTCCACAGGCTCTCCCGCCCGATCTTGCTGGACCTCTGGTTATCTCGGACGGGATCGGGATCGTGACGCTTCCGGATTGCCGGGTTGATAGCATCCGGGCTGAAAAAGACTCCGGGGGCATTCGCTATTATCTCACGATCAAGGATCGGCGATGGAGATGGAAAAATTGCGGGGGCATTTCAGGCAGGTATAACGTAGTCGATCCATCCGGCCAGTATTCCAAGATCACTCCGAACGCATTTGGGGACTATCCCACACGGTTGGCACGGCCAACCAGGTACATTCCATGGACTCTCAAAACACCCTACCAGCTTGCTATTCTTTGCCTGACCGCCATGAGGGAAACCGCTTACACCGTTGACCTACCCAACACGGTCGACACGCTTCCCCAGATCAATTGGGACTGGACAAACCCGGCTCAAGCCCTGCAATCCCTTTGCAATCAATTCGGCAGGAGGATTATCTACGACTGGTTTACCGATACTGTCAACGTAGTACAACTGGGAATAGGTCTTGATCTTCCTACGGGATCTTACAGTCTCGATACTCCAGCCTACACCAATCTTCAGCGGCCAGACTCCATCATCCTTGTCGGCGCTCCGATCCGCTATCAAATCCTGATGAAGCTCGAAGCCGTGGGAGAAGACTGGGACGGCTCGATCAGGCCTATTAACGATCTTAGCTATGTTCCGGCTCCATTCTTGCAGGGAAGCGGCCAGCAGAAATGGGAAATCCTCATCACCAATCCGGCTGATGGGGTCAAGTATGTGCTGGACATCGTGGGCAATTTCGATCAGAACGAACTCAGTTATGTTGGCAGGGATGGAAGCCTGACAAACGCCTACAACGGCCTTGCGGCGGTTATCAATGGCTTGCCCAATGTCCTTAACGGCATGACTGCGGCTGTCGTAGTGAATCAGGCTAACCAGACGGTTTTGCAACTGACGGTCATGGAAGGAACCAAGTTCACTATCACCGGCTCAGTAGTGCAAAGTATAGGCACTACGGCTACCCTCACCATCACCACCAGCGGGCCGAAAATCGTTGACGAAAAATGGCGATTCTCCGGACCTCCCGACTACGCCAATGCCAACCCGACCGACCAATTGACGCTGGAGCAGGCAAAAGCGAAGGCGAGAAAATCGGTTTTCAAGTGGTACAGGGTCGTGCCGATCAATCCCGACAACGAGGCCTATCCTTATTTCGTTCCCGGTTTCGGCCCAGTATTCAGGAAAGAGCAATTCCTCCTGCAACGGAATCAGGTGGTCCCTCTCCTGCCAAAAGACACGGATGAAAATTTCATTACGCAGCAGGGCGAACCCTACCAGCAGGTAGTTTACGATTCCACCTACCGCACGCGGCCAGCCCGTTGTTACGGCTCCTTTGCTGTTAAAGAGATCGAAGCCAATGGCCTGATCTATACCAAGTTTGCCGACTACAACACGGACATAGGAAGTCTTATTCCTATTCCCTTTGAGATTGATCAGGAAACGCAGACCGTCCGATTCTCGGAACCCGTCTACCAGATCGACACCGATGGCGGTTTTCTCGCGGCTGATATTTTCCTCGAAACGGCTGTTCAGATTCTCGATCCTGTCAGCAATGCCGTCACAAGATACGTCAAGACCTTCACGTTTCCCGGACCTCCTACCGGCTCCCCTCCTCTGGTGATCAGGCGGGAGGATGTTCAGGCCAACGTGATCAACTCCTACGACTACGCTCAGGGGATTCTGACTGGCACTTTCCCCGATACCGACTATGCCGATACTCAGGCGGCCTATTACCTCTCCACAGCGGCCAGCCAGTATTTCACCACACTGGGAACACGCAGAAACTATAACGGGATTGTCCCCCTGGTACTCGACGGGTACAGGCAGCAGATAACCTGGGAAGTGGGACCGAACGGGGCGCACACGGTTATCAGCACCAATGGAGAGCATGAGATTTTCTATCCAAGCTATCCGGAACGGCTACGGCTCGAATATCTCTCTGCCCCTCAATTGGAAAAGGCTGAGAACGAGAATCCGGCCAACAAGGGCAAGGGCATCACAGAACCAATGGAGTAAAGGCAGTGGCTGACATCAACCCAAAAACAGCGGCACGCTATTACACGGTCTACAATTCGACAACCGCAAACATCCCTCCCAATTCGCTGGTATCAGTTACGGGACTGGATGAAGACTTCAATCTGATCGTGGGGCCAGCGGCGGGAGACAACTTGCTTGATGGCCTTTTGGTAACAGGATCCTGCCCGATTCCTCCCAAAAGTTTGGGGCAAGCTCACAGGCAATTCCCTTGCGCGGTGGCCTATGATGGATCTTCAGCAACACCAGCGATAGGGCAATCATGGGGATCGGTTGCAGGATCCTACAAACTGGGCTATTTCGGCTCAGGATTTACTATCATGGGGGCGGCTGACAGTAATTCAGGTTTGGTCGTGGTCGACCGCAACACAGGTGGTTTTCAATCTTCCTTTATCAACACGATCTACACGAATGGTTCTCAGCCTAATTTTCAAAGTTTTCCAACTACTTCTTTTGTCGTTGATGGAACCTATGGTCTTTTGTTAAGCAAATCTAATCTGGCAGGCTATCCTACTCAACTCACGTTGACGATAAATCCAGCAGATGGAAGCACTCCCGGCATCGTGACGACAACCTCTCAATATTTTGCTGGTTCCAAACGGTTTTTAGGCAACGTAACGATTGATGGAGCATTGGTTGTCAACAATACGGTAGGGGTTTTTAATCCTGCCAGCACAAATGCCAGCACATGCCTTTCAGTTAGCTACCCTTTCTATAATCAAAATGTGATTACTTTAGGATCATATAACGACAATGCTGCAAACATCATCAACCTGGGGCAGGCCGGATCTAATCAAACAAACTACATTTATGTGAATGGCAATCAGGGACAAACGGGGGCAGATTCCGCCGGCAATCATTTTATCAACGGTATTTGTACCACCATCGGTTCAGGCACCGTAGGAAACGGGACCGTTACTTCCGTTGCCTTGTCTCTGCCTTCGATATTTACCGTCACTGGAAGCCCCATCACGACCTCTGGCACGCTTACGGCGGCACTGAATACCCAATCGGCCAACACGATCTTTGCGGGGCCTTCCAGCGGCTCAGCAGCGGCCCCGACGTTCCGGTCCTTGGTATCGGCTGATATCCCCCTTGCGTCCCTGTCAGCCTTCGGCGCTGTCAAGCCGGATGGATCAACCATCACCATCAGCGGGGGCGTGATCAGTGCCACAGCAAGCTCCTACACCCTGCCAACGGCCTCGA